ATCTGGTCAGCTTGGGCGTAGTTTAAGTTAGTAAATACATGATTTCTCAAAGTAGACGGAAGCGTTTCAACTCGTCCAGAATACGCATAGAACTTATCTTTACCCATCCAGTAGGCTACGTTATTAACGACTGCTACGGCTCTTGGGCTAAGAATTGAGATATTGTCAGCAAGTTCTTGAATACTAAAGACATCTGCTGTACCTAAGAATTGCAGGGAATTAAGCGTTCCCTCGGTATAAACTAGAATCTCCTGACGGGTTGTAACGGCACAAACAATCTTAGACCCACGAGATAAGCGTATAAATCCTGCCGAGTTAGTTACTAACGGAGTCCAAACATTGGGCTGATCTTGGGTAGCCCAGCGGATTAATAGGGGATCAAAAGCACCGCCGCCATAAGGAGTAGCTCCAAAGGCTAGTAGGTGTTTATCGTTCTGGGAGACCAGAATCTCAGTGGTTTCCGTTGGCACATCGGCTGGCGCAACACCATTAATAGTAGTAGCGGACAATAAGGCTGCACGAGATGTAATACCAGCAGAACGCTCCCAGTAATAGATCGGACCATTGCGGATATTCATCACTAGGTCGTTGTCAAAGTTATTGAAGAACCAATCCCTTTGCTGTAAAACAACAGGGGTTACTGCACCAGAACCCCAACCCAAACGACTCCAAGCACCAGCGCCCCAGCCGTAGCCGTAAGTATCTATATCATAACCTACATCAATGTCGTATTCGGCTGTAACGGTAGCACCGCCTTTGCCTGTATCTGATCCATTAGCGTTTACCCCTACATTGATGGTGTAGGTTTTTGCACCAGTATCAACAGTCAAAATTTGATAACCAAACTCGGCATTTAGTATGGCTGCGGTAATGTTCCCACCTAGGCTGGCGGCTCCTGAATAAGTCACATAGTTCCCTACCTCTGGGTTATAAGCCGTATCGGTAGAGTAGGATACTGTAAGCGTAGAAGAACCTGATGTAGCCGTAAACGGACCAGCAGCAGCTCCTAGGGTCGTGGAAGTATGCTGTAGGGGGGTAATGTCATAAACCTCAGTACCAGCCTCTAGGTAGACCTTTTTGCTAGTCCCCATCGCAAGGAAGTTATCGCTCTGGGTGGTAATCCAGTTAAACATCTGACGGCAAATACCGATAATGGTAAATGTGCCGTAGCGTAGCCAGCCGCCTATTTTCTGAGGATAACCAGAACGGAAACGGATTTTGTCACATTGAAACCAGCCACCTTCGTTGGTGTAGTTGGTCTGATCTCGGTTGACCCCTGGCTTAAATTGTAGTTTTTGTAATGGCATATTAACTCAAGAATAAGGCACGTTCATCATTTCTGCGGGTTACTAGACCTTTTAGTACTTTACCCCCAGCCAGCGTATATTTCAAGAACTCTTCTGCCGCTTCTTCCATTTCGCCCCGAATAACCTTCTGACGGAGGGTGCTGCGCTGTAGTGTTCCCAGACCAACATTAAAGCTAAAAGATACAAGAGCATCGAATTGACCTTGAGTGAGCTTGACAGGACAGTAGCGTTCAACACCTCGCTCAAAGCGATTAAGATCGTCTCTAAGAATGTCATCTACTTCCTCCATCGAAAAGGTACGGTCATCTTTGTATTCCAATGCGTAGGCATCCCGCTCGTCTATTTTCAAAGCACCTTGCCGTGGGTAGAGTACATGACCGCAACCCACAGTCCAAAGTTTAGCTGGGCAACGGTAAGGCTTTTGTCTAATGCCTTCATGATGTTTTATCATTTTTAGACATTTGTCACTTATGCGCATGAGACCAATCTTCTCTTTTTGTTACCCACTTTTGAGCCGTAATTTTGTTAATTTTATAAAATCGTGCTACCTCTCTAAACCCGTAAAAAACACCTTCTGGTGTTGTAATTATATTTTTACACTTACTTTTTGACATTTTTCTAATAGAATCTTGTGAATGTTCTTTTCCATAAAATGGATTTTTTTCTCCATTTTTATCGTAACTCCACCCTTGATTTGTGCGCAGTTTATAGTTAATAAAAGCACTTCTATCTCCGCCTAATCCACCAATAGCTTCATTCCATCCTATTTGAAATTTTGGTCTTAATTCTTTTTCTTTGGCATAACAGTCTTCTGATGAGCCTTCAAATATGATTTCTTTAATCATATTATTCCATCCATACTTTGATATTGCGTTGCCAAAATGACTGTCTAGTTTTGAAGTAAATTTTAAATGTTCATTCATTCGTTGGTCAAAATTAAAAGTCACACCAACATAACCTTCTACAGCTATATCAGAATGGCTTTCTAAACGAATCCAATAAAGTATCATTTCTTAAATGCCTGTGTTCCAAACCAGAAGGAAACAATACTTGCCCAGATAATCTGGGTCTCGTCATCCCATAAAAGGTTTAACGCTACGTCAAATGGCACTTCTCGATGGAAAGCAAACCAAAACCCAAACAGTTCTACAAACATAAACATGATGAACATACCGTAGGTAATGGCTGGTCTTACCATAGCCCTAGAGTTCGTAACCCACTGGGAAGCACCCTTGCCAATCTCGATGTCGTGAGCATACAAAGACGCCCTTTCTTGGGCTTGGGTCTGCATCTCAATCTGTTGGGTCTTAATCTCTTCTACATGGGCTTGAGCTGCAAATCCACGCTCTGCCATCTGGAGTTCCCGTTCTGTCTGCAAACGAGCCATTTCCATCTCATGCTTCTTGTCGGATTTGTCTTGGAAAAACCCCAATAGGCTGGGTAGTCCGCCTGACAGGAACGATATAAGGGTAGTAAATAAGGTAATCATTTTTTAGCTCTTTCTTCTAAGAGTTTGACCCGCACATGGAGGTCTTGAATATCTTTGTGTAGCTCGGCTTTTAGGGTATGACGTTTTTCTGCGGATATTGGGCTATCGGTGGGTACACCCTCATTGGTAATTAGGGCTGGCATTTTGCCTTCAATCTTAGTAAGACGCTCTTGAAATGAAGAAACCTGACCGAGTAGCCACGCTATACAGGCTACAAGAATCGGAATAACCGCCTTCATAATGTCTTGCATATTCATTTTTTAGACCCCCATACCATGTAATAAGCAATCCAAGCAGCTACCAAAAAGCACCAGAACTGCACCCATTTAACCTTTGCCAACTCTGCGTCAAAGTACTTCTTGTCTTCCTTCTCAAGCCGTTCAATCTCGGTCTTGATGTCTATTAACTTCTGCCACTCTTTAGTGCCGTACTGCTTTATAAATTCCACCCTTAATTTGTACTCTTCATCGCTTATCTTTTTGCGGTGCTTGTACTCCTCAAGGGCTTTAAATATTGCCCGTTCCTTCTTTAGCTCTGCTTCTCTACGCTCACGAATCCTTGCATTTGCTTGCGCTTTTGCTACATCTACTGCTTCCTTCTGTACTTCCTCGATGTTCTTGCCAATCTCACGACCAGCTTCCCGTCCAGTTTTTATCCCTTCACTGATGCCTTTAGCACCAGCCGATAACCCCAGTTCGTCTGCCATGATTCAATTTAAAATACCTCTCCGCCAGCGGCTGGGACTGAAGTTGCATGGATAGATATATGCTGCTTTAGGTTCAAGGGCGCACTGCAATCGGCACAAGTATCTGCCTCTAACTCAGAAGTATCTAAGTCATACCCACACGCACCACACACGATCTCAACTTCGTGTTTAGGCTGTACTTGCCCGTCAACTAGTTGAGCTTCGTATACGGCTCTCATGCTTTGGGCCAGTTTGCTTTTACAGCGGCTAGGGCATCTACATTAGCAACGGCAGCGATAGCGGCTTCTAAGCGGTCGGCTTCGGCAACAACAGCGGCACGGTAGGTAGCAACAGCGGCTGGGATGTCAACGTTACGCTCAACCTTACGGATTACCATCCAGTCAGTCGATGCTAGGAGTGAACCAGCAGCAGCCTTAACTGCGGCAGTCTCAGTAGACTTCAAGCCTTTGGTGACTAGACGCTCGGTAGTATTTACCATACCGCCTTGACCGTTATTGGCTGTTGGGTCGTATTCCTGAACAAACATAGGATTGCCGTTCTCGTCAGACTCTTCACGGTCGTCAAGCAACTTAGCCGTACCAGCATATGTAGCCTCTACAGTGCTGTTGGTTTCGTTTACACGATAGCTTGGACCAGATACCCAGTAATACTTATCGTCAGGGCGGGCGCCATGAATGATTTCCCAAACGCCAGCTTCTAGTTTCTCGGCAGGGGTTGAAGAACGCAGGAAAGAACCAGAATAGGTCTTAGCTCCTACGGTGAACATTACATCTAAGGGGACAATCTGTACTACCTGTCCGTTTTGTACTACTGCAAAGTTACTCATGTTATTTACTCCTGTAAAAAGTTATCGAGCTAAAGCGTATTTAAAGGGTGATTCGGCAAATGCCATGTAGATTATGGTGCTACCACTACCATTTACACCAAGTCCAGTTGCTCTTAATTTAAATCCGTTTGACAGAATATCCATTGTGTCTTGCGATGTATCTTCTACTTGTGAAGATTCTGCAAACAATCTAGCATTTGAAATATTGTATGTATTTCTTGAAGTGTCTAACATACTCCAACTTGCAGCAGAAGTTGAATTTTTAAGCATAATAAATTTAGGTCTAAATCCAGTAAACACAAACGGACCATCTGTAGAACCATTACCTGTGTATGAGCCAAATGCAGAGTATCCAGCTACTTCTGAGAAGCAATAAGCTACAAAATTATTTGTTGACCCACCGATTTGAGTGCAGTTCACACCAAATACACTAGATGTTGGTAAGGCAGCCCCCCATACAGTTGATGCGTTTGTCGTTACTGCTGCAGTTGAATTTAAAACAAGATATTTAAATGTCGTATCTGTGACGGATGCGTGATAAACCAACCATGACGCTGTTGACTGTCTATCTTTAAGTATGATTAGTCTTGGCGCAACACCTAAGCCATGCCCAACGGTTGCCGCAGTATTTCCATTGCCTGTAAAAGTCACCACGCTAAATCCAGCAGTTGTATTAGCACTTACTGTAGATGTAATAGAACCTGCTGTGTTGGTTACATTAGTTCCTTGATTTGCTCTCCAGTTCCATGCTACATAGGTAGTGCCATTTTCATTAAAGTAATAGTTAGCAGCAGCACTAAAGTTTGAAGAAAAACCATCTGTATCAAATGATGAAATATAACCATTAGCTTCATTAGTTGCTTCTGCTCCTGTTGTATCAGTCAAAAGACTTTTACCAACACCTCTATTGGAATCAAACACAATATTAGAATATGCTTGCGACCTAGCTTTAGCCCAAACAAAATCTGGCTGAAATCCTACTCCTGTAATACTTCTAGTGCCGCCTGTTCCAGTCCAAATAACAGGATTAAAATACTTATTCGCTGTTGTAGATGCAGTAGCACCAATCGTAGGAGTAGGTAAGTTAGTCGTACATAAAGTTTTAAATCCAGATGGCGGGGTGTACGAGAAGGGACGTTGACCGAAGTTAATAGAACCATTAGCAGTTGTTTGTCCAGCAAGACCAGCATAAACTGACCAAGTAGTTCCCGATAAGTCTGTAAATGTTGCGTTAGTTCCAGCTACAGGGTCGCCACTTACTTGCCATGTATTATTTTTAGCAAACCACATTTTGCCGCTATCCATATCGATAGCAACACCTAAAATATCATTAAGAGCAAAAGCATTTCCGTATGAAGCACTTGTAGTTCCTGTTACTTTAAAACCATTACCCATTCTATAAGCTCTTTGCCCTGTAACACTAGTAACTGATGTTTGTTGTGGTGTTGTAATATCCATAACACCTATTTGAGTCCATGCAACAGAAGTGGTATCTGCCGCTGTTTGAACAAACTCAAAATACCATTTACCACTAGTGGGCAAAGCAAAAGTTGTTTGCATCCAAGGATTATCTGATGACCTATCTAGGAAAATGTTTAAATTTCCACCTGATGCTGTAGCTGTTCCTACTGTTGATTTATTTAGCGGATTAAACACACAATAATTCCCCCGCCACAACGCTCCTACATCGCCTGTTGTGTTGTAAGGTATCCATCGAGTTGGGACATCGACCATTGAGTCATAAGTAGACCCGCTGGTTAACGATATGTTATTAGGTGTCCAGTTGTTGGAGTTACCAGAGAAGTCGTTACCTAGCGTTGCGGTCGAGGCGGTGTTGGAGAACGGCAAGTAAAAGCCATTTGTTCCGTAAGTACCTGTGTATGCGATGGGTTGCCATACGCCAGTCTGATCGTTAGTGTTACCAAAGGATGATGGGGTTAATTGTTGACCATCAATATAGTTGTATTCAGCCAAATAGCCATCAAAATAACTGTTTCCACCAATTTGTGGATAGCCAGCTTGACCATTTACGGTATTCCAAATTAAAGAAGAATTTTGTGCTGGATAATTTGCAGTTGAAAGAGATGTTACTTGCGCTCCATTTACATACAATTTAATTCGGTCTGACGCTACAGCTTGAGTTGTATCAACAGAAAGAACAATATGATACCAAGCTGCTGGATCACGATAAACCGCATTAGTAATTAAATTACCCGTCCATGATGAACCGTCATAGTATACATAAGCGGCAATAACATCAGTAGTCGCATTAAATCTTATAAATGGTGCGTAAGTACCATTAAAGTTTGTCATGCCAATTGCTTGCTGAGTGCTTAGAACTCCACGCTTTACCCAAAGCGATTGGGTAAATTTATAAAGGCTTCCTGATGTAGTAACTGTTCTTGTTAAATTAGCAGATGCACTCGCTCTAAACCGCAAAGACCGACTAATCGGATCAGGAACGCCAGCGATGGGCCAAGTATTCTCTTTAACAGCCTGAGTAACGGACGCCATATCCCAAATACCCTGAGCAGATGTCTGGCTTGGTGTCTGAGGAGTCTTGCGGATAATACCGCCTGGATATCGTTTACTCATTATCTTGCCCTAGCGATCTTGAAGGGGTTTTCTGCAAAGCAGGCGTATATGTATGTACTTCCAGAAGTATTGTCACCTCCATTAGTATTTCTAATTTTGAATCCATTTGACAATAAATCTTTGTTGTAACTTGAGCCAGTGTATTCAGCATCAGAAACATTAGCATAAAGAGTTTTATCTACAACGTTATAAGGTGTTCTTGCAGAATCAATCATTTCCCACCAAAAAGAACCTGTAGTGATGTCTTTCGTTAAAATAAATCTTGGTCTAAATCCTGTATAGATAAACGGCCCATCAGTACTGCCGTTACCAACATAAGAACCAAAAGCAGAGTAGCCAGCTACAGCTGCAAAACAGTAAAAGATATGGGCGTTGTTGCTAAGAACTCCAGAACCAGCGGTAAATGTGCTTGAGTTAATGTTTGTATATGCACTAGCACTAGATGCTTGTGCAGCAGATGTATTAAGTCTAATAAACGCACCTGTGCCAATAGATGCATGGTATGTATACCAATCGTCTGCTGATGCCGTATTTTTACCAATAATCATGCTAGGTGCTACACCCAAACCATGACCAATAGAACCAGAAGTACCAGAAGCACTTATTCTAACAACACTAAACCCAGCAGTCGTGTTTGCGGAGACGGTTGAGGTTATTGTGCCTTGGGTGTTGGATACTCCAGCAATATTAGAAGCCCGCCATTGCCAGCCGACAATGCTATCGCCAGAACCATTAATAAACCCAAATGAACCAACAGAAAATCCATTAGAGTTAAACGCAGTTAAAGAAGTTGCTTCAGTTGCCTCTGCATTTGTAGAGTTAGATATTAAGTATTTTGTAGCGCCTCTAACTGAATCAAATAACTCATGACCATAACCAGCTTGATTTCTTGTTTTTAACCATACAAAATCAGGTTGCATAGAACCACTATTTGTAACCGCTAAAGTAGCTCCTGTACCCGTATAAGTAGTAGCATCCATATACTGATTCCCCGCCAATATCGTAGGCGTTGGGAGGTTGTATGTGTTTAGTCTTAAAAAGCCTGTTGGTGGGGTGTAGGAGAATGGTTGTTGTCCGAAGTTAGCTGAAAATGTTGTAGATGCTGAAGCTGAAGCTGGTTGCATTTGTGGAAAATAAACAGTTGTTGAAGAAAATCCGCTAAATGTTCCAATTAAAGAACCATTTTTATAGCAACCAAGTGTTAATGCAGTTCCATCCCAAGCAAAACCCAAAATATCATTTGTTGTGTAAGTAAATGTTGTTCCGCTATATGTGATTCCACTAGTTGATGCTTGAGTTGAAGAATACACATTTGCATTTGCAACACCATAAACACTTGATACAGTAAGTTCGCTAGATACCCCATAACCACCATTGGTATTAGTAGCAAGTATTTCCCAATAAACTTTTCCTGTATGTAATGCCATTGTTGAAATAACTGCCATCTTTGCACCATTTCCAGCAGATGCAGAACATGAATAATTTAAGTTACCATTAGAAAGAGTAAATATTGGTCCGTTTGGATTTGAAAGCGGATTTAATACACAGTAATTAGCCGTATTCGAGTTTGTATTGGTCGGCACATCAACCATGCTGTCGTATGTAGCACCAGCGGTAATACTGATATTGTTTGTAACCCAGTAGTTTCCATTACCAGAAAAGTCTCTACCTAAACCAACGTTTGAGCTGGTTGTAAGGGCGGAGTTGTCTGTGAACTTTAAATAAAATCCATTAGTGCCGTATGTCCCTGTGTATGGGACAGGCTGCCAGATACCGTAAGCGTCCGTTGTACCAAATGAGGACGGGGCTAATTGTTGACCATCAATAAAGTTTACTTCTGCAAGGTAGCCATCAAGTAAATTAGAATTATCAGGTCTGCGACCAATGTTGTGAGCATCTGTTGAATTAAATCCAGTATTGTAATTTTGTGTTGGATAAGTTGCTGTTGCTAATGCTGTTATTTGGCTTCCATTAACATACATTTTTACTCGATTTGAAGCAGTTGCTTGAGTAGTATCCACAGCTACAACAAAATGATACCAAGCACTTGGATCTCTAAATACTTGGGTTGATTGTACAAACCATACTACACCACTTAAATATGTCCATGTAAAAAACTGGTCTGAACTAAATCCTATTTCTGTTACACCATTTCCAGCGTTAACATTAGTTCCAGAGCCTAATAAACAATCAGCAGTATTTAATTCACCTCTTTTAACCCATGCACTCCAAGTCCAAATCTGCCTATTACCAGCACTAGCTGGAGTTCTGTTTAAATACGCAGAAGCACTTGCTCGAAAACGTAACGAGTTATTTATCGGGTTGTTAAACGCAGTGGGCCAAACGCCCTGACCTTGATACTGTAGCTGTTGGCTAGACGTGTAAATACCACCAGCAGACTGTGGTGTAACAGTCGGTGCAGTGGGTGAAAGTATGGCGCCTTTGTAGCGATCAGACATCTAAGCCTCTTAGCTGCTAATGTTTTCGTAGGAAAGAACGGCTTCTAAATAGTTAGCTGTTCCCGCTGTAATCACTACGGATTG